CAATCGGTGAAGCCAATATGGGCCAATTCTTTAGCCTAGGATTAGGCTGCCACACTCAGCGTGGTCCGATGGGCAGACGATTCAGGCTAGATTGGCACATAACGATCGGGCGCCCATCCAGAACACGCGAATATGACTGCGAAATTAAAGGCTTCTTCAGCTTCGAAGCCATAGCACCAATGCTGCCGGTCATTTACGCAAACATGGATGGATACTCGCTGTGTGATCTTCTGGTAATGGGGCCGGTACCGCTCATGCGCGTTGCGGACCCGTCGACATTTTGCCCGGTTCTATCGTCCAATGACTACATCTGTGCGGCCGCCATCTCAGAGCCCGACCAACACGGTTGCATGTTATGGGAATACACCGAATTCGATGACAACATGATCGGATTCACGCGGCACTGCTCACCAGAACCGAGATATCCCGACAGCCAAATCTGGGAGATTTGGAGCGACGTCCTCACTAACCGAAAACGCCTACCAGGACAGCTGCAGCTGCCTTATACCGGATGAAAGGAACTGATGGTTTGGTTCGCGGTCGACGACAACCTCGCCTTCCACCCCAAAGTGATGGAAGCCGGCAACGCAGCGATGGGCCTCTGGGTCAGAGCTGGCGCCTGGTCGGCCGCGAACCTTACCGATGGCTTCGTCCCGACCCGAATAGCGATGCGATTGGGGTCTCGAAATATGTGTAACTCACTAGTCACTAGCGGATTATTTGACGTCGTCCTCGGTGGCTACCAGTTTCACGATTGGGAGGTTAGGCAACCTAGCAAAGCAGACGTAGAAAAGCGCCGTGAACAGGAACGATTACGCAAACGAAGACAACGCGATGGCACTGTTGTCCCGCTGGGACACCCGCGTGACGACCCGCAGGACTCCGTGCGCACAGACCCATCCCAGCCCCTTAGTAGTTACGTAAGGGGGGAGTGTCCGGTAGGTAGCGACCCATCCCCGCCGCCTCACGGCGACGCCCCCCCATCCCAATTCTGCGAAGACCATCCCTACGGCACCAGCCAACCCTGCCGCCCCTGCATGCTCGCCCGAAAACACTTAGAAACATGGCTCGACACCGCACAACACAAAATCAAACAGCGAACACAACAAGCCACCAACAAAGAACGCGCAGCTTGGTTCGACCACATTCCCGACTGCAATCTCTGCGATGACAACGGCATGCGACTCCCCGATGGCCGATTCAAATGTGACGGTATCGACCGAACACAAACCCACGCCAACGGAATGGCCGCCATCCAAGAAAAACTCAACGAAGCCAAAGCCAAGAAAGCAAACCGCCAATGACCCGCTCCCGCCAATCAGCCAAACAACAAGGCACCCGATTCGAACGCCAAATAGCCGACTACCTCGCCCAACAACTCAACGACCCCCAAGACCAACGAATAGACCGCCGCACAAAAACCGGCGCAAAAGACCGCGGCGACATCACCGGCGTCTACATCCACGGACAACGCCTCGTCATCGAATGCAAAAACACCACCCGAACAGCCCTCGCCGAATGGACACACGAAGCCGCAATCGAAGCCGGCAACGACGACGCCCTCGCCGGAATAGTCATCCACAAACGCCACGGCGTCACCGACCCCGGCCGCCAATACGTCACCATGACCGTCGATGATTTGTGTTCGTTGATTAGCGGTTCCCCACGACTGGATATCGGCGTCACATGAACTTCACCGCCGACGACATCGACAAAATCCGCCTCGCTGCCCAACTCCTACAAGACAACGGACTAACCCACCTACCCAACCAACTCAACGAACTAGCCGACCGCATCGAACACGAAAGCAGCCACCCCACATGACCACCCTCACCTACACCCGAACACGCCTCCACGACGCCATCAGCGCCCTCTGCGACCCCACCTGGCACAACCACCACCCACTCCCCTCACGCTACGACCAACTCCAAGACGCCAAAGCCAACCCAGCCACCAGCGGACACACCACCACCCCACCCGCCTCCATGATCCCCGCCCAAATCGACGCCCTCATGCTCGCCAAACTCATCGACGAACGAACCACCACAATCACCCGCGGCGCCCGCATCAAATCCACCACCGGCCGCCTCCAATGGCTAACAACCCAAAAATGGCGCCCCCAAGACATCGAAACACTCGAAGCAATCACCGCCGAAATCTCAAGCTGGACCAAAGCAATCGACGACTTCTTCGCACCTAACCCCAAATTCTTCACCGCAGCCTGTCCACAGTGCGGCCACGCCCACGCCTACCACCGCCGCAACGACGGCGAACGCGTCAAAGTCCAAGCCCTAGCCATCACCGTCGACAAAGGCGCCTGGTGCAACCACTGCCATCAGACCTGGACCGGGGAACAACAGCTCATGATCCTCGCAGCACAAATCGCGTGAATTACACGCATGTAAGCAGAAAGGGTGTAACGTTGATCCTCGCAAGATTCGCGCGCCCAAAACACGCCCTCCGCTGGCTGTCCCGCGAACGTCACTCACACCGAATGCTCTGCGCCGCCTGCATACGCCAATCCCGCAACCACCCCGCCGGCCTACGCCGCAACTACACCCACAGCCGGCTCTACGGATTCCCCGTGTGCGAACGCCACAGCACCCAACAAGCCGCTGATCTCCTCCGAGTCCGAATCGGCAGCCGACCCCGCGACTGAAAGGGAGCAACCATGACCTGGTCAGAAGCCGCACGCAAAGCCGCCGCCGACGCACGACGACGCAAACAACACGAATCAGTCAGCGCAATGAAGCAGCAGGACAAAGTTGCTGCACGCCTCGGTATGACTACAGAGCAATACAAAAAGAAAATGGCCGCCGATCGCCGTGCGCAAACTACCGCCCTCAAAAAGTCTGGCCAAATTAACCCATTCAAGCGCAGGCCTAGCCCGGGAAAAGGCAACTAACATGTCTGAGCCCCAATACGGATCACTCTGGCAAGCATTCGCTGAACAAGACCCAGCGCCGCAGCACATGGAACTCAAACAGCCCGACCCAACCGAAAGCACCACGCCCACCTGCGACTGAACCCAGGTCCGCATGAAGCAACGACCACGCCCCTGCATCGGCAACGGCACCAGACCATGCGCCAAACGGGCCCTAGCCAACGTTGGCAGCCGATGCCGCCAATGCCGCAGTGAATACAACATCAGCCTTGGATCAAGCTCCCAACGCGGCTACAGCCACCGCGGCCGGTGGGGCTCCCTTCGCGAGGAAATTCTGGAACGCGACGCCTTCACGTGTCACTGGTGCGCAGGACCCGCCAACTCTGTCGACCACGTCACCCTCAAGGCAGCCGGCGGAACAGATGACCCATTCAACCTGGTCGCGGCCTGTGGGCGTTGCAACTCGGCGCGCAACCAGTCCCAGCTCGTGAGAGTCCCCAGCAAACAGGCGAGAGTCCCCAGCAAATACCTAGGGACCCCAGCAAACCCCAAGGGACCCCAGCAAATCGAACGCGCATTCGACAGCGCGCCGTCCAAGTAGGGGGATTGTTTTTTTCCTTATTGCACACACCGCGACGCCTTTGGCCGACCGCGAAAATGTGCAATAAAAATCTGGCCCCAATCCAATTAAATATAGTCTCTGACCAGCGCATATTCGCTTAAAATCGCAGGTGTTCAACATCATTTCGCGGCAAGTCTAATAAGGCCGAAATCGCGTTTAATAACAAACATGGCGTTGAGCTGCGGAAATGCGCTGTTTGGTGGGCGTGTTGAAAATAACGCGCTATTGTACACGCCAAGAACAAACGTTCGAACAATAGCGGCAAGCCATTCCTAGATAACGAAACACGGGAAAGCCAGCAAACTTTTCAGCAAATACCGTGCTTGACCTGCGCAAACAGTGTCCGGGGCGGTGTTTGCTGGCAGGGAGGAAGGAGCAGGGTGCCCAAACAGACTTCGGCTGAGCACAAGCGTCTAATAGGGCGCCGTCCTGGGCTCGATTGCGCTGGTAACAAGTTCGCGGCGCCGGTTCTGCGGCTCAACGCGGCCGGTCTGCCGGTGGCGCCGCCGTCGATGACCGCCGTGGGTCAGGCGCATTGGGATCGGATTTGGCAGGCGCCGTGGATGCTGCCTGATTACGATCTTGCGGTTGTCACTCGGCTCTGCGAAATGTATGAGGACCGCGAAGCGATGCGCGCCAGCATCAAGGAGTGGGGGTTGTTGTTGCCGGCGTCCAACGGTGGTCGTGCTAATCCGGTGATCGATAAGCTCGGCAAAATTGATGGTGAGCTGCGGAAACTTGAGATTGAGTGTGGGTTGACGCCGGCGGCGCGTTCTCGGTTGGGTCTGACTGAGGTGAAGCGTCAGTCCAAGCTTGATGAGATGATTCGTCGGCAGCAGGGCTAACGATGGGTCGTGTCGCGGGTTGGCCGCCCCGCTATCTCACACCGGTACCGCGCCCAGGTTTGCTGAAATCGCGGGGTGATGATGTGTGTGAGTTCATCGACGGGTTCTGCCATGTCACCAAAGACTCCATTGGCGGGCGGGTGGGTGAGTTGATCGTGTTGCGTCCTTGGCAGAAACTGCTGGTCCGGCACCTTTTCGCAGTCCGGGCGGATGGGAAGTTGCGGCACCGCCAAGCGTTGATCGGGATGGCCCGCAAGAACGCTAAATCGACACTGTCTGCGGGGATCGCGTTGCATCGTTTGCTGATGGGGGCGCCTGGTTCGGAGATTTATTCGTGCGCGGGGGATCGGGAGCAGGCGCGGATCGTGTTTTCCACGGCGCGGCGGATGATTGAGATGGAGCCGGAGTTGCAGGCCCATCTTAAGTGTTATCAGCATGCGATTGAGCATCCTGTGGCCGGCAGCGTTTACAAGGTTCTGTCCGCTGAGGCCTACACGAAGGAAGGTCTGAACCCGACGTTGGTGCTGTTCGATGAGGTCCATGTGCAGCCCAATCGGGAGTTGTGGGATGTGATGCAGTTGGCGGCGGGGGCGCGGCCGGAGCCGCTGATGGTGGGTATCACCACTGCTGGGGGTCGGTATGACTCGACGGGGCGGGATTCGCTGTGTTACGGGCTCTATGACTATGGGCGGCGGATTGTTGCCGGCGAGTTTGATGATCCCAGTTTCTTTTTCGCGTGGTGGGAGCCCCGCGATGATAAAGCGTCGACGACTGATCCGCGTGCGCTGCATCAGGCGAATCCTGGCTACGGGGATATCGTGTCGGCTGAGGATTTTGAGGCGACGGTGTTGCGGACTCCGGAGCCGGAATATCGCACGAAGCGGATGAATCAGTGGGTGACTGATCTTCAGGCGTGGTTGCCGGATGGTGTGTGGGATGTGTGCACTGACGCCGCGGCGGTGATTTCTGATGGTGCGGATGTGTGTTTGGGGTTTGATGGTTCTTACAACGGCGACAGCACCGCGTTGTGTGTCGTTTCGTGCGGCGACATGCCGCATGTCGATGTTGTCCGATGCTGGGAGAAACCCGTTGATGGGCAGCCGGATTGGACGGTTCCGATTCAAGAGGTTGAGGACGCGATTCGTGCGGCGTGTAAGCGTTGGCAGGTTCGGGAGGTAGTGTGCGATCCGTATCGGTGGGCTCGGACGTATCAGATTTTGTTTGATGAGGGTTTGCCGATTGTGGAGTTTCCGCAGTCGCCGGCGCGGATGACTCCGGCGACTCAGCGGTTTTATGAGGCGGTGCTCAATCGTGGGTTGTCTCATTCTGGTGATCCGGTGTTGGGGCGGCATATCGCTAATGCTGTGCTGAAGGTCGATTCGCGTGGGCAGCGGATCGTCAAAGAGTCCGTGCGCAGTGATCGCAAGATTGACTTGGCGGTGGCGGCGGTGATGGCGTTTGATCGCGCCGCGAGCGTGGAGCCGACTTACGATTTGCTTCAAAGTGTTTGGTAGACAAGGAGATTCGCTATTATGGCTATCAAGTCGTACAACTATGATGTGCCGCCTGCTGGTGGTGGCCCGTATGATGCGCCGACCCCGCATGCGGCGGCTGTGGCGCATGAGCCGTTCAAGGCGCCGGAGTCAGATTTGATGATTCCTGACCTGTCGCCGAAGCTGGGCGCGGCGCGTGAGACCGAATCAGGCGGCGGCGACTAGCCCATGTGGCCTTTTAAGCGCGCTGAGGTTGAGCAGCGCGCTATTTCCGCGTGGCCGTGGGACATTGGTGGGCCGCCGCCGTACGCGACGCGCACCGTGTCCGTGGAGCGGGCGTTGTCGCTGGTGCCCGTATTCGCAGCGGTAAGATTGCTGGCCGACTCGATCGCGTCGTTGCCGCTGTGTTTGTATAAGACCGGGTCGCACGGCCTGCCGGTGAAACAACCGCAGCCGTCCCTATTCGCGGCGCCGTCGATCCACGGCACCATAGTGGACTGGCTACACCGCGCCGTGGTCTGTATGGGACTACAAGGCGACGCAGTCGGCTTGGTCACCGACCGCGACTACTACGGTTTCCCGACTATGGCCGAATGGCTCGACCCTCAGCAGGTGGTGGTGCAGGACACCCAACTTGTCGGCCCCGGCTCCTACATGAATCCGCTGTGGTACTGGCGCGGCCAACCCCTACCACGCGGCAACATCATCCACATCCCGTGGTTCACCATGCCCTATAAAATTCGGGGACTGTCCCCGATCGCCGCCTACGCCGCCACCGCGCAAGTCGGATTGGCGGCACAAGATTACGCAGCGTCCTGGTATGACAACGGCGGAGTCCCGCCGGGAACGTTTCAGAACATGAAGCAGACCGTATCCAAAGAGGACGCCGATCTGATCACCGCGCGGGTGACCGGCCGGCTGAAGACCCGCAAAGTCCTTGTGTACGGGGCGGATTGGCAATACAACCCGATCGCGATCAAACCCAATGAGGCGCAGTTCGTCGAAACGATGCAGCTCACGGCTACGCAGATCGCCACGATTTACGGGATTCCGCCGGAGAAGATCGGCGGCACCACCGGCAAAAGCCTGACTTACAGCACTGTTGAGATGAACACCTTGGACTATCTGACGTTTTCGCTGCGCCCGTGGCTGGTACGGCTGGAAACCGCGCTCACGGCCTGTTTCCCGAGGGGGACGTATGCGAAGTTCGACGTGGCTGAAATGCTGCGCTCGGACGCGAAAACTAAAGCGGAAATCGCTGCGCTGTCGTTGGGGACACCGAGTCAGGCGTGGAAGGACGTTGACGAGGTCCGCGCCGACTATGACCTTGAGCCGATGCCTGAGCCTGAGCTGCCGGCGGCGCCGCCCTACCTGACGGCGTCGCCGGTCCCCAACCCGAACGGCCGGCCGGTGCCCGTGACGAATGGAAGCAGCAATGGCAACGGACAGTGAAAAGCGTTTCGGGGTCAATGTCTCCGACGACGAAAGATCGAAAGGAAACCTCATGTCCGACGACCCCACCGACGGCATCGAACGTATCTTCACCACCGTGTGGCAACCCAAAACCGGGATGCCCGTCGAACTGCGCTCCAACGGGAAAAGCCGCGAGATCGGCGGGTACGCCGCCGTATACAACCGCGACAGCGAGAACCTGGGCTCCTACATCGAGCGCATCGCGCCCCCGTTTTTCAACAATGCCCGAGCCGATGGCTGGCCTGGTGTCATCTGCCGTTATAACCATGACGACGCTTTCGTATTGGGGTCTACGCGCGGCGGTACGCTTCGGCTGTCGACAGATGAGACGGGGCTGCAGTACACGGTGGATGTGCCCGAGCACCGCGGCGACGTCCTCGAACTCGTCTCTCGTGGAGACGTCGCCAATTCTTCGTTTGCTTTCATTGCGCAAGAGGTTGATTGGGGATACAACCAGCAGAACTACCCCACCCGGACCTTGCTCTCCGGGCGGCTAGTCGACGTGGCCCCCGTGACAGTCCCCGCATATCGGGACACCTCAGTAGGTTTACGAGGTTTAGCGGCCCACCTCGGCATTGATTACCAGGATGTGTTGGAGCTTGAGGAGCGTCATGAACTGCGGAAGCTGTTTATCCGCACTGACGGGCCGCCGGCGCGTAAGCCGCTGACACTGGCGACTGCCAGGCTGAAGCTGGCCGAAAGGCAGATCGTTTAAAACGGATTCTTTCCCGGTCGGGACATCGCCCACGCAAGAGTGTGGGCCGCCCCCGACCGGTTCGCGCGGGTGGCCGCGCCTGTGGGTTGGTTGTTAGGCAACGCAGCCCACACACCCAACCCTGCTGCGAAAGGAAATCCCTGCCATGAGCGCGCCCGTGGTCAACCTGTCCGAAACTTACGAGATTTTGTTCCGCAACCGGAAAGAGGCGGTCGACAAAGCCAGAGCGATCATCGCCAAAGCGGACAGCGAACACCGCCAACCCAACGAAACCGAAGACCGCCAGTTCAACGAATACATGGCTGAAGCCGACCGCCTCGACAAGCGCATGGAAGACGAGCGCAATGGCATCGCCAAAGCCAAAGCGGCTGAAGAACAAGTAGCAGCGCTGATGGACTCCAGGTCAGGGAAATCTAACCCCATCATCGCCGCCACATTTGAGCAGCAGACGGTCGAGTTGCGGAACTTCATGATGGGCAAAACCGAATCCCGCTCCTACGAGCTGGCGTTGCCTAACTCGGTGGAGCGTCGCGTGCTCGTCGACTCGTCCGCGCCGCTGCCGACCGGGTTCGTCGGCCAACTTTACAAGTACCTGGTCGACACATCCAGCGTGCGCCAGGCGAACCCGTATGTGATCTCCACCACCAGCGGCGAGAACATCATGTTGCCCCGTTCGACTGCTGAGGGTGCCGCAGTGTGGACTGGTGAGAACGCCGCACTGTCTGCCTCCGATCCGACATTCTCCAGCATCACGGTTGGTGCGTACAAACTCGCGAAGATCGTGCAAGTGTCGAATGAGTTGATCCAAGACACCGGGTTCGACGTGATCGGATTCATGGCTGAGCACTGCGGCCGGAACCTGGGCATCGCGTCGGACACAGCATATGTGGCGGGGACTGGCACGAATCAGCCGTCCGGGTTTGTCGGGTCGGCGACCGTAGCGCTCACCGCCGCCACCGGCACCGGGTCGACAACCGGGCTGCCCACCGGCGGCACCGCGATCGGAGCCGACGTGTTAATCGAGCTCTATCACAGCATTCTGCCTCAGTACCGGCCGCGGTCGTCGTTCATCGCCAACGACTCCACGATCAAAGTCATCCGGAAGCTCAAAGATACTACCGGGCAATACATTTGGCAGCCAGCCTTGGTTGCCGGCCAACCTGACACTGTGCTCAGCAGACCTATTTACGCTGACCCGAACATGCCCGCAATATCAGCATCGAGTAAGTGTATTGCGTTCGGGGACTTCGGAGGTTACGCGATCCGCGACGTGACTCCCATCCGGTTCGAGCGCTCGGATGATTACGCTTTCGGCACGGACCTGGTGTCGTTCCGAGCGATTTTCCGGACGGACGGTAAACAGTTGGACGCCAACGCGATCAAACTGTATCAGGCTGCCGCATCCTAATCCCCGCTTGCTGCGCGTGGCCCGGCTTACCCTGAAATCCATGCGACGGGTCACGCGCAGCCTAACCCGAAGGAGCCAATTGTGAAGGTGCGCTTACTGTTTCAGCCCACCGGCGAAGGCCTGGACTTCGATTGCGGTGATGTCCTCGACGTTCCCGGTGACCTTGAGGAGGAGCTGGCCGCGAACTATCTGGCGTCAGGTCTGGCTGAGGAAGCGACCGACGAAGATGAGACGGTTGAGACGGCTACCGCCCCTGACGGCGTCACCGAAACAGCAACCCCCGAAGAGGTAGGGTGAAAATCCTTGGCGTCATGCGCCAATACGAGGGCGGCGGATACTACCGTATCCGCCAGCACCTCGACGAGCTTGCTAAACACGGCCACGAAACCCATCACGAGATGGCGAAGTCAACTGTCAACGCTGACGGCTATGACATCATCATCGGGCATCTGATTGGGCATAAAGATTGGTGGCGCAAGCAGATTCGGCACGCGAAACTTATTTACGACATCGACGATGACCCGTTTGAGGTTGAACCGCTCAACCCCGCCTACGAATGCTACTCAGACGCCGGCACTCAGGATTCGATCAAGCACTGCATCGAAATATCCGACCTGGTGATCTGTTCAACCGACCCGTTAGCGGAGCGTATGTCGAAACTCAACCCCAATGTGATTGTGCTGAAGAACCACATTGATGAGTCGATGCTGAAGATTGAACGGCCCCGCCGGGAAGGTAAGGTTGTGATCGGCTGGGCGGGGTCGTGGTCGCATTACCGCGATATCCCGCAATGCGCGTACGGGTGGCGCCGCTCGATCGACCGCTATCCGCACAAAGTGGAATCGCACATGATCGGCGCGGACTGGCGTCGAATGATCAAGCGCGAGAACAACTTTCGTTACACCGGCTGGACTGAGAACACCACCGACTACTACAAGACGATAGATTTCGATATCGGGTTGGCGCCTCTGTTGCCGTCGCTGTTCGCTCAATGCAAGTCGCATATCAAAGCGCTCGAATACGCAGCCCTCGGAATCCCTTGCATCGCAAGCGACGTCGAACCCTACCATGATTTCATCATCCCGAACGTCACCGGCTATCTGTGTAAGCGGGCGCATGACTGGGGCTACTACCTGCGTGACTTGATTCTGGATGATGCGAAGCGTCAAGAGATGAGCGAACAAGCCCGCCAGTGGGCGGCGCAATGGACGATCCAGGAACACTGGATCGACTGGGAACAAGCCTACAAAAGCGTCCTCTAATGCATCCGTCGGTGATGGATTTCGCGCAAAAGCAACTCACCCCCGCCCATATCCACCAAGCGCTAGTGTTGGAGGTAGGGGCGCAGAACATCAACGGCTCACTGCGCCCCTACATCGAAAGCCTCAAGCCCGCCGTCTATCTCGGAGTGGATATCGCCGATGGGCCAGGCGTCGATCTGGTCGTCGACTGCGAACAGCTCTCCGCCACGATCGAATCGGACTGGGATTTGGTGATCTGCACCGAAACTTTGGAGCATGTCCCGAACTGGCGTACCTGTATGCGCGAGCTGGTGTCGGTGATCACCCCCGGCGGATACCTCCTGCTGACCACGAGGTCACCGGGATTCCCGTATCACGGGTTTCCCGGCGACTATTGGCGTTTCACCCGTGACGACATGAGCGAAATCATCTACGGGTTAGGTCTGGACGTGGTTACCCTGGCCGACGATGATCCGCAGACGCCGGGAGTGCTGGTGTTCGCGAAAAAGCCGCGCCGCAAACCTAAAGACCGCACCACACATTGGCCTAACCTGATGATCGCCACCCCCTAAAGGACACGCGAAATGTCTGTGTTTTTCACCACCGCCGAGCTGGCGGCGGCGCTGCAGATGGATATCGACAGTATCGACCCCGAGACCGCGAACATGCTGGCAGAGTTGGCGTGCGACATCGTCCGCGACGACCTCGGCGGCGCAGGGGAATCCCAGCAGATCGACTTTCAAGCCGACGACGTGGTTACTGTCTACGGCGACAGCGGCCAAATCGTGGTGTTGCCCCAAAAACCTGTCACCGCCGTTTCCAGCGTCGTCGTACAAGGGCGCACCCTGGACCCGAAGGAATACAATTGGCGCGACAACGGCCGGCTGTATCGGGTGGTGTTCGCCGGCACTGAATACGCCGACATGCAAACCTGGCTGTGGCCCTTCGGGATACCGATCACTGTGACGTATTCCCACGGCTACGACACGGTGCCGTCGCTGGTGAAACAGGTGGCGCTGGAGTTGGCGGTATCGGCATACCTCAATCCGGCGATGGCGGTCACCCAGACGGCCGGCCCCTACTCAAGCACTTACACCGCGCAGCAGGTCGGCATGTCACTGTCCGATGAACAGGAATCCCGCCTCGACAACTACCGTGTCGTGGAGATGTGAGACACCGATGAGGTTTCCACTGCGCTTCCAAGTCGGCGTGCACGCCTACAGCGGCGGCGCGCCGGACGCCTACAACATCACCCAACCGTCCTACGATCCGCCGCTGGACAGCGTCGGCACCCTGATCCCGGTCTACGGGTGGGCGGTCCCGCAAACTGTCGAACCGTTAATGGCGGGCCATGACCGGGTGATCGTCGATGTGCAACTACTCGCGCCGCCGGAAGCACCGATCGGCCCGTATGACTGGGTTGACCTACCTGACGGCCAATACGAGGTGATCGGCGGCGCTGACGACTACACCCACGGCCCATTCGGCTCCCCAGGTGGTCTGGTGTTCAACATGCGGAAAGTGACCGGCTGACATGGAACTGGTGCTCAAGGTTTCCAAAGTGGTGATGGACCCGGCGTTCTTCAAAACGTTGAAGAAAAACCCAGTCATTATCGCGGCCCGCGAGCAGGTCGCGACCGGCATCTGCGCCGCAGCCAACGCCAGCCTCACCCACAAAGGCGAACCCTACGCCGACTATGTGATGTTCTCCGAACCGATCGGGGACGGCTGGAACGTCACCGTGGTGACCGATTCGGATCACGCGAAAAACTCGAACGCCAAGCACAACACGTTGACACGGTTGGCCGGCTGATGGCGGTGCAATATCCGACCGCGCCCCCGGTCGTCAAGGCTGCCGTGTCAATCCTGTCCGCCGCTCTCACACCGGTTTTGGTGTCCCCGATGATGCCGCTCGTACGGCCTACGGTGTTCGTGAAGGTGGACCGGGTCGGCGGCCACCAACTTAACCTGGCCACCGAACTTGCCAGGCTGCTAGTGGAGTGCTGGGTCCATGAAACCGCCGGGGGATACGGCGGCGCCGAAACACTGGCCAACCAAGCGCGGCACGCTCTCCTCGCCGCGGCCGGCACCAATGCGGCCGGAACCTTCATCCGGATATGGCGCAACGAAGATGGCCCCACCAACTATCCGGACCCTGACATCTCCGACATGACGCGGTTCCAATTCACCGGCGACCTGCTGGTCAGCAACCACTGACCCCGTAAAGAGAGAAGGAACAATTCCGATGGCCGACCAGACACTCATCTATGTGGCAACCCCGCTGTCGACGGGGAAAGTGTTTTACCGCGCCCCGCTGGGCACCACCGCCCCCACCGACGCCACTACCGCACTTAACGTCGCATTCCTGGATCACGGCTGGGTGCTTGATGAAGGGTTCACCGATTCCCCGAAGCGCACTGTCAAAAAGTTCTACGGGTTCGGCGGCGATCTGATCCGTACTGTGCAGCAACGCTACGAAGAGACCTGGATGCTCACCCTGTGCGAGTCGAACATCACCGTGCTCAAGACCGTGTTCGGGGACGCCAACGTCACCCAAACGACCAGCGGGCACCGCAAAACCACCATCAACCATGGCAGCGCCCCACTGCCACAATCGTCGTTCGTCATGGACTACATCGACGGACAGAAAACGAAACGAATCTACGTCCCACTCGGCCAAGTCACCGAAATCGGAGACATCAAATACGCCCACGACGAACTGGTCTGCTTCAAGATCACCATCGACTGCTACAAGCCGGTCGGCGGCGGCACCGCCGTGCAAGAGTTCGAGGACGAGGCAGACGTCACCGCCTAAACACTAACCTGAAAGGACTCTGTCGGTATGGATGTTCCCGCTATCGACGACCCCCGCATCATGGTCGCCGTCGATCTCCCCAAATTCGATCTGACGCTACGGCTACCGCGTTTCGATTTCCTGCCGGAAGCGGTGCTGGACAAGATGGACGACCAGATCACCGTCATCACCGACAACGAAGCACTCAACGATCGCAAAAAAATCCGCGAAGCCCGCCTCGCGATGTTCAAAGCCGTTGTCGGTGCCAAAGAATACAAGATTCTGCAGAGCATGACCGTCGGTCAGCTCAACCTGATCTACGGCAAGTGGGCTGACGACTCGGCGGTCGAACTGGGGAAATATTTGGCCTCCGACACCTCCTCAACGGAGAACACGGAGGCGCCGTCGAATACGATCTCCTCGTCCGGGGATACCATCGCCGCGACCTCGGACGCAGCCTAGCCTGGTCGGAACTGGAAGTCCTGCTACGGTATATGCCGCCGACCGGCGAGTCTGCGTATTTCCGTGCGCGGCATCCGAATTCGTGGTGGTGGACTCCTGATACTGATTTCCTGGCGGCGCTGTTGTGCGCGATCCAGGGCGGCAACTGGCAGCGCGGCGGCGGCAAAGGCCCGCAACCTGAGCAACTCAAACGTCCCCGCGACGACACCGCCCCCGACACGACGGGGCAGTTGCCGACCACTGAGCAGTTGACGAACCAACGCGAAGCGATGCGCGCTGAACTCGCGCGCCGCCGAGCACACAAGAGAGGCGCCTAGAAAAGTGGCTGCAGGAGGCACGCGGGTAGCTACCGCCTACGTCGAGGTCGCCGCCGACACCCGCGGACTATCAGATCAGATCAAGGATGCGATCACCAAAGCCGGCGCTGATCTGAAACCCGTTGGCGCCCAGTTGGGTAAGGATTTGTCGACGGGGATTCGTGAGGGTGTCACCCGTGATGGCGGCGGTTCCCCGTCGGGTGGGGGCGGCAATGTCAGCGGCGGGTTGGGGAAACAGATTCAGGCTGACATCGTCAAAACGCTGGACCCGAAAAAAGCTGGTCAGCAGATCGGGAAAGATCTCTCCACCGGGCTGCGCACAGGCGTCACCCAGGGCAGCGGCGGCGGCGGGGTCGGTAAGCAGATTCAGCAGGACATCACGAAGAGTGTTGATGCGAAAAAGACCGGGGAGCAGATCGGGAAGGACATCTCTACCGGTGTGCAGGACAGTATGCGCAAAGACACCAAAGGCGGTGCTGGGAAACAAATCCAGGACAGTATCAAAGACAAAGTCGACGCCAAAAAGACTGGGAAGGACATCGGGAAAGATGTCGGCGAAGGCGTCAAAGACGAACTGGACGTAACCCTCAAAGAAGCATTGCAGCCGGCCCGCGACTGGGCCCGCAACGTCAAGGACGAGATTCGAAAGGGTGACATCAAGGGCGCCGTGTCCGACGTCGGGGACGTGATCGCCAACGTCACCGCCTCGATCAGCCACGCTGGGGGGCCAAGCGTGGTCGGCGAATTCGGCGACAATCTGGCGACCCAGATGGACAATGTGGCCGGCACTGTCCAGACCGTTGTAGACAATCTGAAAAATGTTCGCGACAGTGTCGCTGCGATCAGGTCCGGTGACCTATCAGGCATCCAAGGATTAGCTGACATCGCGCGCGGTATCGGCCAAAGCGGGATGGCCGATGTGCTGGAGAAAGTCCAAACCCATGCAGGCGGTTTCCTTGATACTTACCGCGACACTCATAAAGAACTCACCGAGACGATCGACACCTTGAAAACGATGGGGCTGGGCGCCGGGGCGGCAGGTGCTCTGGCGACGTTCGCGCCGCCCGCTGCAGCAGCCGCTGCGACGTTCATGATTGGCACCCCGCTGGAGAAAAAGGTGGGGGAGAAGGTACCCATTATCGGGGACATTGATAAAAACCTGTGGTTGACCCAGTGGGCGCGGGACACACTGGGTATCAGTGAACCTGCCGCCCCGCCGCCGACCGCGACAGAAGCGCCGCCCGAAGGGTTTACAGGTGGTGGTGGGTCCTTTGATCTGCCCTCCAAAACTAGGCCACGGCTGGGTCCCTACGATGTTCCCACTGGTGCGGAGCGGCAGGCGCAGATTCAGGCGGCGGTCGCAGCGCCGAGCGCGGCGGGTTCCGCGCAGATCGGGCACGCAACCGAAGAAATTGCGACCGCAAGCATCATGGTCGGCAGCGCAAACCTTGCCGGCGTGTCTATCCCGACCGCGGTGCAGACCGTTATTGCGGCGCCGTCCGGCTCGGCCAGCTCGGGGACTGTGCCCTCGGGACCGATTAATTACAAGGCGTTGTATGGGCCGCCTAGTCGGCAGACCGGGGGCCCAATCAACCAGGATGAAGTATCGAAACTGCACGCCGGTGAACACGTTCTGACTGCGGATGATGTGAACGCGATCGGCGGTCAGGACGCCGTAACCGGGGCGCGGCAACAGTTGCAGGCGGGGAAGAACGGTGGTCAGGACATGTTGTCGGCGATGCGTACCGCCGGGTTTGTGCCCGCCGCCGCTGGACAACAAACCATCGCCGGCACATCAGCCTTAGCGGGATTGTTCAATCTGGGTAATCAGGCTGTCGGCGGTGTGATCGACGCCGCCGCGCAGGCCGGTCAGATGGCCGCCTCAGCAGCCGTGTCTGCGGGCACGATGGGTGCGGGCGCCGCCGCCGGACCGGCAGCGGGGATGGGAATTCAGATTGGGGCGCAGGAAGCCAAACGCGCTGTCTCCTACGGCTTTCAGCTGGCCAGCATTTGGACGGATGCGTTGATGGAGCAGGCGTTTCCGTTCGGGGCGCCCCGCTGGTTGGGGTATGACTACACCAAATTTATGCCCAACATCAATGTGGGAACGTTGGCGACCACCACGACAGAGAAGGCGATCCAGGCCGCGATGGGCGGCGGCCAAGGACAACCCGGCCAGCAGCCCGGCGGCCCGGTAGCACCACAACAAATGCCCGGCGCCTACCAAGGACAAGGCCCGACACCACAATTCGGGACACCGACACCGGCTAAACCGCCCGACATGCCGCCGCCGGGGCTCGCGCCCGCGGGACAGGCCAGCTCTCTGCAAGCCGGGATAGCCGCCGGTATACGGGCGGCGGCGCCGAGCGTGGCACCGACGCCGCCACCGCCGCAATCGACGTCACCAGCGCCGCAACCGCCACCACAACCCCAGCAGCAGGGCGGCCTGCTGGGTGGCCTGCTGCCGTTCGACGAAGGCGGCTGGATGATGCCCGGCCAACCAGGAATCAACACAACCAACCGACCCGAACTCGTCCTCTCACCGCAACAACTCGACGCCGCCACCCAAGGCGGCGGCGGCTGGGGCCGCGGCGATACCTACCACATCACTGCCGTGGACGCTGACGACGTCGCCCGCCAGATCGACGCCCGCAAAAAACTCGCCATGATGCAGTACTCGGGGCGCCCGTGACCGACGTCAACGCGCCCGGTATCCGCGAAGTCCGAATCGTCAAAGGCAGCACCGTATTCCACGTCCACGGCCCGCTAGCCGGCGCAGAAGGCGTCTACCTAGCCGCCGGCCAAGTGCAAAACTTGTACGAAGCATTGGTGAAAACCACATGGAAGACCGGCGCATTCCAAGCCGGCGGCCGTGTCAAAGGCGTCAAATATCTACCGCGCGATGTACATCTGGGCTTCCACATGCTCGACACATTCACCGAATACGAGCTCAACGATTCACTGTTTAGGCAGTGTTTCGATTTTTGGCCTGACCCATATGACCCTGACCCGCCACCGACCACGATCGAAGTTGATACCGACTTGTCTGGGACGCGCAAGCTCGACGTCCTGATGTATGAGCAGCCTGAGTTTGCGCCTGACGTAGACCCGATTATGCAGCAGTTCGGGACGGTGTTGTTCAAACTGCGGGCTGGGGAAGCGTTCTGGTATGAAAACGATGATGTTCAAACGTTCACCAGCACTTCGAGTTCAGCGGCGGGCACCGTCACCGCTTCCAACCCGACCGATCAGGTGTGTTACCAGAAATGGATTTTGACGCTCGCAACGTTCACGCTGCCCGACATTGAGCTGCTCGGACCGAAGGGAGCTCGGGTACCGACCGGACCGAACGCGACGCGCACCGTGGGACCGATCGTGATCAGCGCAACCAACGGCGGCGGCGTCGTCGACCTGGACGGGCAGCAACTCATGTTTCGCGACCTGAACAACACCAACATCCAAGGCCAGATGGCCGGCCTGTTCTTTAACTTCCCGATCCCGCCGTATACCCCGGCGACGCAGCTTCCGGTCGCCTACACCGGGGCGCCATCCGGCGGCGCGATGATCCAACTGGTGCAACCGCGGCAATGGTCGCGTCCGTGGGGGCTTGAGCTGCCCGACACGGGTACTCCGGCGCCGCAGCCACTCACGACGGTATTCACCAGCGGCCCCTACGCCTACGTGATCCCGCCGTTCTGCGACAAAATCGACTATGTCCTGCTGGGTGGGGGCGGCGGATCAAACCCCAGTGGCACTGGCGTCCTCACGTCCAAGCGCGGCGGCGCGGCCGGTAGCTGGACAACGGGCACCTTGACCCGCGGCACCAGCATCCCGTGGGCGACAACCACAATCACCGGCACGATCGGCGCAGGTGGCGTCACCAACGCAGCTGGCGGGACGACCACTGCGACCTGGTCAGGTGGGTCGGTGCTGTCGGCGGGTGGCGGCGCCGCGAACGGCGCCTCAGACGGTAACGGCGCAAGCCCCGGCAACACCACCTACAACGGGCAAACCTACGTCGGCGGCGCCGTCAAAGAAAGCATCGCCGGCGCGCCCGGTAACGCTCCCGGCGGCGGCGGCGCGATCGGCATGGGATACATCCCCGGCGGCGCCGGCGCCCGCGGACAAGCATGGTTCTACGCCTACACCTAAACGGAATTGAGACGCTGTGACAGTACCCTTGCGGACCAACTACAACGACGGCGGCGCAACACCTGTGGCCACCGAAGTCACCGCCGCCGACCTCAACAACATATCGCTGGTCGTCAACGGACATGACACCTCGATCAATTCGCTCAGCTCCGGGCTGGTTACCGCGAACACCAACATCACGACGCTGCAAAATCTGCCCGCCGGGCTACGCACCATCGCAGGCGCATACCGGCCGCTGCAAGGTGTCCGCACAGACATCACGTCCACATTCACGGCGGGCGCCAGCTACGCCAGCGGCGGCCTGATCTCGTGGACAACGGCATACCCGGGTAAGTTCCGGATTTGCGGCACCAACCCGACCGGCATATTTTCTAACGCCTACTGCTACAACAACAACACCGGGCTCGGCAGCGGCTACCCTAACCCTGTCGTTGTGGAGTTCTGGACTAACGCCGCCGATCTGCGGATACATCTAGCAGCGTCCACCAGCACACCTGAAGACTGTTGGGCGCTGTGCGACGATCAGCGCATCAGCGCCGGGTGGATGCACGCAACCCCGATGGACGGCAGCGGCATCACGACCTGGGCGCTGACCCAGTCCGCGCAGGCATACCACAAGTGGCGCATTTGTGTGAGTACGCTACTGGCCGGCGTCAGCGTCGAATCCACCGCGCATATCGTGCCGACCACCGGCGCACCGAAAATCGCTGTCATCGGGGACTCGCTCACGGCGGGCCGTGTCACCATCGGCAACGCCATCAGTTCCGGCGTCAACGCCATCATCGCCGCCGGCACCTCATGGGGCGAACTGGAACAGGTCACCGGCGTCGATGTGTGGCGCAACGCGATCAGCGGAACAGGCTACGTCAACGACAACAGCATCGGCACTACTGGCCCGTACGGCTCAACAACCCGCATGACAGCGCTGTCCCAGTATCCGCCGATGGATGTCGTGGTGTGTTTCGGCAGCGACAACGACAACTACGCCAACCCGTCCCCGGTCGTGACCGCAGCCCAGGCGTGCTGGGCGG